GGCAAGCGTTCCATTCCGCATTGTAGGCTATGTTGAAAGCACACAGGCAACGGCAGGCACATGGGCAACAGCACCTAGCACTATTCAAGGCTCTGGTGGTACTGCATCAGTATCAACTGTAATGAATTCTAAAGGCGCAGCGCCTATGTTTGCTTGCAGGGCATGGGTGAATTTTGACGCAACTCGCAATGCTTCTGGCGGTTCAGATTCAGCCAATACAAACAGATTCCTGAATGGTAGCGGAAACGTAGCTAGTGTTCTGAAAAACGCTACTGGGGACTACACAATCACATTTACTACTGCGCTTCCAGATGCTAATTATTCAGTAACTGGTATTGGTACTGGGCCAGGTGGTGTTACTCAGCATATAGCTGTACATTCTGCAAGCAATGGCGGCGCACCTTCACTCAAAAGCACTACTCAATTAAGAATAATATTCACTGGATCAATAGGAACGATTGACGGGGCAAACATCAGTGTAAACATATTCAGATAATCCTATAAAAAATGACCGCATCTAATTGGGGCAAGTAATAACTATAAATCATAACCAAGAAAGGCCACTAATGGAACACGAACATGCAAAACATATCGTTGATGCAATATCTATCGGGGGAGTGCTTGCAACATTAGCTGGTTGGCTCCCAGCTGTAGCTGCATTGTTTTCAATTATATGGACTGCAATCAGAATTTACGAAACCAGAACCGTACAGAAATGGTTAGGAAAATGAACAGAATAAAGATTGCATATAACTTTATGATTGACCGTTTAGCAGAACCTAGTACATGGCAAGCCATAGGTTTTGTGGTCGCTTTAATGAGTTCTAAGGGCGCTGGTCTTGATTGGGGAAGCGGTGCTGCATTAGGCGGACTTGTCTCTGCTTTTATTAAAGCAGTAACAAAGGGTTGATATGAAGCTATCAGAACATTTCACCTATGAGGAACTGGTGCTATCAGACACGGCTCTGCGTACTGGTATCAAGAACATCCCATCCCCTAATCAGATAGGAAACCTCAAGCTGCTGGCAAAAGGATTGGAAGAGGTTAGAAGCCTATTAGGTATTCCGTTATTCATCACAAGTGGGTATCGCTCACCGACACTTAACAGGTTCATCGGTGGCTCTGCCAGTAGTGCCCATTGCCAAGGTTATGCCGCTGACTTCAAATGTACAGGTATGAAGCCAGTAGATATTGTAGCCAAGATAAAAGACAGCGGAATCAAATACGACCAGCTTATCTGTGAAGGCACATGGACACACATATCCTTTGACCAACAGCAAAGACAGCAAACACTGAATGCACTCTTTGACAACAAGGGCAAGGCTACCTATCGGCCTTTCGTGTAAAACATGAATATCGTTGACGAAGTATTAAAAGATTTTGCAACAGATAGACAGAAACAATACATTGATGCAGTAAACAAGTCAGGCAGCATCATGGGCGGTGCAAGGCTTTTAAACGTACCGCGCCAGACTGTACAGGAAGCATTAAAGAAGATACGCAGAAGGGCATCAGTACAGGGTTATTCACCTACGCATGATATGACCAGAACTGTACCTGAAATGTACAGGGTGAAAGGCGTATCAACCTACTACAATAAAGACGGTAAACCATCAGGCCAGTGGGTGAAGTCAAGCATTGATAATGACAGGTATCAGCAAATGATGCTTGAAGCTATTGAGGCTATTAAAGAGGATATACCGCGCCTTACTCTGATGCATCCACCGCCATTAGGCAATGATAACTTATGCAACTGCTACGTTATAACCGATTATCACATGGGAATGCTTGCATGGGATGAAGAAGCAGGCGAAAACTGGGATATCAAGATAGCAGAAGATTTAATCGTTAAATGGTTCAAGCAGGCAATAGCACAATCACCAGATTCAAATCATGCAGTATTTGCACAATTATCTGACTTCCTGCACTTTGATGGCATGGATGCCGTAACGCCTGCATCTAAACACCTGCTAGACGTTGATACGCGATTTTCAAAACTGGTGCGCTCTGCTATCCGTGTATTGCGTCAAATCATAGATATGCTGCTAACCAAGCATCAGACTTTGCATATCATCATGGCCGATGCAAACCATGATCCAGTATCACAGATATGGCTGCGTGAATGGTTCAGTGTGTTGTATGAGAACGAACCGCGCATTACGGTAGATAAAAGTCCTAATCCATACAATGCGTATGAGTTCGGCAATACGGCTCTATTCTTCCATCATGGACACAAGCGCAATGTTTCCAACATATCCAGCGTGTTTGCTTCGCAGTTCCGTGAAATGTATGGGCGCACTAAATACGCTTATGCACATCTAGGACATCTTCACCATATCGATGTTAAAGAGGACAACCTGATGATTGTTGAACAGCACAGGACACTGGCAGCCAATGATGCTTATGGTGCTCGTGGTGGTTATCTATCAGGCCGTGATGCCAAGGTGATTACTTACGATAAACGGTTCGGTGAAGTATCAAGGCTGACCATCAATTCAGATATGTTAAAGGACTAATCATGATTGACCGTGCAAAATCAATGCTAGAAGCTCTGATTAACAATCAATTAATTGGAATAGAAATTGATGAAGATATGGGGTTTATCAGGTTTAACTTTACAAATGGATATATTGAAATTGAAAGTGATGATTTAGCTTTTTATGTTGAACTAGACGAGGTGAACTAATGAGATACATTGTATATACATTATTGGCATTACTGCCACTCACAGCCAGTGCAGATGTGAAGTACCTGCATTACAAATACAACGAGAATGTGATTATCACTATCTCTAACGTGCCATGCCCGATTGTTGGCGTAAAACAGCAGTACGATTGGGCAGCGATTGCATCACGCTCTGACGGTCAAAAGCTGATTGGATGCTACAAGAAAGAGAACGAGAACGATATTAAAATCCAGTGGTATCGTGGTGATACAACAATCCTGCCAGCGAATTACTTTCTCGTAGACCCTGAAAAGGGTGTTCCAGTGAAGCCTACATTATGATTTGGCTATGGCTACTTCGTATCGGAGGTGTAATACGTAACGTTACACAGTTCATAATCGCTCACTGGCTTGAGTTTACCTTTCTGTCCTTATGCTTGCTTGTCCTATGGTACAGAAACGCCTACATCAGCGAGAAAACAGCGTTTACGGCACATCTTGAAGCAGATAAGCAGGCGTATAACTTGCGGATTGTTGAAAATCGCATCAAAGAAACCGCACATGCAAAAGATGTAACTGAACTGAACGACTTACACGAGAAAGAACTAGAGGCTATTAAAAATGATTATTCAAAACGCAACAAGAATGATGCCGTTACTATTGCTGATTTGCGTAAGCAGTTGCGCGACAAACTCGCCGCAGATACCTTTGGAGTGCCCACATCCCCAAGCGATACCGAAGGAAATCCCGAAGTATGGCGAAACAGTTACACAACCCTTGCTGGACAATATCAAACGCTGAAAGATGCTTGCACCATTACAACATCGGATTTTAATGCATTGCGTAAATGGGGTGATTCTGCGTGTGAATTGGTTACCTGCAAATAATACTTTCTGTTAAAATGCCACTTTCGCTGATTAATGGAGAGAGTGGTTGAAAATATCCCACTCCCCAAAAATTACTCACGGTGCTTTGAAAGGCGCATATTTACTTGATGTAAGTTGCTCTCCGTCGGCACCAAGTATATTTATCATTGTTTCACTTTTAATGTAATATTGTGAAATATCAAGCAGTTATCCAATCTGAAATAATCTAGTTTGCTTTCTAAATGTAATTAAATTAAAGTGTAACTCCCCAAGAATTACGCATTGATTTACGCATGGCAAGTATCAAAAAACATAAAGACGGTTACAGGGCACAGATATATGTACTCGGTGAGCGTGAAAGCAAAGTATTCCGCACTTTACGTGAGGCTAATGCGTGGGCATCTATGCGTGAAACAGAAATCCGCGCAAATGCTAAGAAGTCATCAAAAGACAAGCATACGTTAAGAGAATTGCTTGAAAAGTACCGCGATGAAATATCGCCTAGCAAGCGCGGTGAAACTTGGGAAGTAGTACGTATCAATAAATTCTTACGCAGCACATTGCCTATTGATAAGCCATTATCAGAATGTACCAGCGAAGTGATAGGTGAATGGCGAGATGAACAAAAAATATCAGCAGGTTCTATTATCCGTGAACTGACAATGCTATCTGCAATATTTGAACACGCAAGAAAAGAGTTAAAGTGGATAGACAATAATCCAGTACGTGATGTACGTAAGCCTAAGTCGCCAGAACATCGGGATATAACAATCAATCGCATACAGATTAAGCTCATGCTTAAATCTTTTGGTTACTCCCCACGATTACGCATTGAATCTATCAGTCAATCAGTAGCAGTATGTTTTTTACTGGCATTGCGTACTGGAATGAGAGCAGGGGAGTTATGCAATCTAACATGGGATAACGTGCATGATAAGCATTGCGTATTGCCAAAGACTAAAACAGTAAAGCGCGATGTTCCATTATCACGTAAGGCTGTCAGGTTGATTGATAAAATGCGCGGATTTGATAAAAAGTCAGTATTTAGCGTAACGTCTGCAACCCGTGATGCGTTATTCAGACGTGCTAGGGATAATGCAGGATTAAGTGGATTTACATTCCACGATGCGCGGCATACTGCTGCAACGTGGATTTCTCGTAAAGTTGACGTTCTTACGTTGTGTAAGATATTCGGATGGTCTGATACTAGCCAGGCTCTCACGTATTACAATCCAAAGGCACATGATATATCATCAATGCTAGATTAAGCCGCCATAGCCATGTCAATTTGATTAATTGGTATCAACCCACACTTATTAAGTTTTAACGCGCCAGAGGCTACCATTTTTCGTACTGTAGGCACTGATAACCCTAGCATCTCTGCTGCTTGCTTCTGTGTAACGTGCGATGGTCTAGGGTGAGATTCAAGCGCGATCTGCACGGCCTTAACTGCTAGTTGTAATTCAGTCATTCTTTACTCTCTTTCTCTTTACACCCATCACACCCACTATCCACAATATCTTTCTGCTTGATGTACTGACAGCTTCTAGTGAGTTTATTAGGCCAGCTTACGTTACCATCGCTGTGATAGATTAAATCATGCTGTAAGCGATTAGGGGCTATGGTAGAGTGGCATCCGTTCATGGTTTATTCTCTTGCTCAAGTTTTTCAATATTTCTCTTTAGCCTGAATATGTAAATTTCCATAATGTTATTGATAAGGCTAATAATTAATCCTATTAGTAATAGCCATAAAGCCCAATCAGGAACTACGATATATAAATCTGTATTTTTCATGATGTGCCTTTCAATGCGCGGATTAAATATGCAGCGCTTGGGCATCCATTTTTTAAACAAGCCTTTGCACATCGTTCAATCACTTCATTCTCAAACTCTGACAGTGATTGTGCTGGTGTTGAGGCTAGGGCTTTGTCAGCTTTATGTAGTGCATTATTCTCACTAATAGTTATATTTCCTCCAACATCAAAAATATCTCTCATAGTATTTAAAGCCTCACGCAATTTGTTATTAGATGCTTGAAATTTAGCCCACTCTATCCCATACTTTGCAGTTAGCTTGCCTAATTCTGCGTTCAACTCCGCAATCTCACGCTCACTGTGTTGGGTGGCGGCTTGCCATGCTTTCCATGCTAAATGTTTATTAATTTGTAGCATGTGCATATCATCGTAGTTTTTTACATCAATGAGTTTTTGTAATTCCGATTCAAACCACTTCTCAAACGCCTCGTTATTTTGTTGTGTCATGGATAATCCTTTGTTTTTTACCGTCATCTAACCCGATTTGATAGCCCCAATTCCAACAAATACCGCAAACTACAAATATCATTACCAAACATAAAAATAAAAGCATCTTCTTTACTCCTTCTCAATTAGTGCGCGGATTTCTGCTTCTATTTCTTCGCAAATATTAGCCGCAAACGGTTCTGCAAACTCTCTATAATCTTTTGCTTTATCTTTGCAAATACTAGCCGCCTTCTCTAGCGCAGCTTTCACGGGTTTGGGTTGTGGTGGGGCGGTGTAGAGTGGTTTATACCCTAAATGACTACCATTCTTAGTTGGTGGCTCATATTTTGTTACGTGATGTACTACCCCATTATCATAAAATAATGCCCAAGCTACTGGTTCACATTGCTCAACGGCTGGTGCGTTGGTGATTATGTCTATGGCTTCTGATAGAGTAATTTCTGATACCGCATTGCTAAAATGTAATCTTTCCAACAACGCTTTCCTGCTGATTAAATCACTCATGGTTTAGTCCTTATCCCGCATAAATTTGATATAAATATCTAGTAAATTATTAATAATCAATAACCACAAGTACGCTATAAATAACCAGTAAAGCCATTCAGGTGTTATGAGAGTGATCATTGATTCAACTCCTTCAATTTAGCTTCAATGGCTCTGGCACCCTTATAAAAAGCTTCTTCTAATAAGTCATGGTCTATGTATGGGCAAAGTTTAAATATTTCTTCATCACTCAACCCTACCCACTCTTTGCTTATTGGTGATGTGTAAAGAGGAATCATTTTAAATTGTGGGTGTTCTCGTTTATGCCAATCCAAAGCGTCTTTATCCTCGTTTAAGTAGTGCTTATGTATATAAGCCACTGGCTCACACTTCTCTATATCTGATAGTGCGGATTTTGCCTTAATTAATATTTCAAAATCATCAGCCCTTTGTGAATATTCTGTTAGGTATTCATCTAATAATACAATTGCTACATTCAACGCTTCTGCTGTACTCATAGTGTTAGTCCTCAAAGTCTTTATTGTTAATTATGTTTATGGTCTTAGCGTTGCGTTATGCCGTAATCACCGATTACTCACAATAATCGCTAATTTCTTCTATTCGCGCATCACCAATAGGCTCTTTATGCTTATGAATAACCCATATATTTTTAGTTGAATGAGTGTGTAAATATCCAATTTCACAATGTTCTGTCATGCACGTAGCAGGGGATAAGTCATTAACTTTGCAACCACATACGCCACCTTGAAATAAACCGCCATAGCCTTGTTCTTTTAGAGCGTTGCTTATTAATTTGATAACATTCATAGCCATTCCCTTTCGGCACGATTTAATTTAAATTCACTACACTAATTAACAAAATAATAGGTTTAACAAACATTCTTACGTGTTCTAAAAGTTACAATATCTCTCACTGTACTTACACCACAGTTGAATTTATTAGCCAGATAACCATAGCCACGGACATAAGCTAAATGCAGCTTTCTTATCTCTCGTACCTGATCATCTGTTAGCTTGCATAAGTGTTGGTTACGCATGATTAAATAACGTAAGCACGTTTACCGCGATAAATGTTAATGAACGGGATGTCATCAGGCATATCATCAAAACCAGTGCCATCGTTTTTTTGTTCAGGTTTTTTATCTGTTCTCGGTTCATGAACATCATTATTTTGTGAACGACTGCCTAGCATCTGCATCTTGTCAGCAATGATTTCTGTGCTGTAACGGTCATTGCCTTCTTTATCCTGCCATTTACGAGTTTGAATGCGACCTTCAATGTAAACTGGTGCGCCTTTTTTCAAATACTCGCCAATAATTTCAGCCAGCTTGCGATACGCAACGATGTTATGCCACTCGGTACGCTCTTGCTTCGCGCCTGATTTATCTTTCCATGATTCACTTGTAGCGATACTAAAATTAGCTACAGCTTCACCATTAGGCATGTAACGTACTTCTGGGTCACGGCCTAATGAACCGATTAAAATTGCTTTGTTTAGTGATGCCATGTTAAGCTGCCTCTTTCTGTTTTAATGAATCTTGATATTTCTTAAATGTGCTGCGTGTCTTGCTGTCTAGCAAACTCCATAACCCTGTCTTTTCTTCGTTGTCTAACTTTTCCCATCTAATGTGAGCTGATTGAAGTTCGCTATCATTTATTTCAGCAATCATTTCAATAGCTTCATTGCGTAAGAATTGAACTTCGTTTTCTGTAAAGTTATCCAGCGCACCAGCTAACGGTGTCTTTGGTGCTTGACCATTGGTAACAGATAGCACGTTAGTTTTCTCATTGCCAGTCGTTGCATCTAGTACGTCATGCTCAACAATTTCAAGCGCTGTAACCCACAAATAACGCCTTGTGTATGTCTCTACCGCGCCAAGGTTCTGAATCGCGTGACAGCCCTTTAAATTAGCTTCTTTCATTGGGCTAGTGATAGTTACGCTTGAGTTATCATCTACGTCAGTAATTGTGAGTGTTGCCAGTTCTTCACCGAAGCTAATCACACCGCATAAGCCAATGTTGTTGAATATCTTGTTAATCGTTGGCAAGAAATCACCTAGTTCAAAGTAGGTATAACCAGCAAACTTGTTATGACCTGACTTGTTAAGTTTTTCACCTTGTAGCGCAATACGCGCCTCGTTTAGTTTTTTATGTACGCTCATTTTCTTCACCTCTCGCTAATACTTCTAAATACTCTTGATAATCTTGTTCTTGCTGCAATTCAAATTCTTCATAGTTAAGCTGCAATTCACGATCATCACCATAATCAGGTATGTAAGCATCGTTACTCATACATGCGCCATGTAGATAAAAATGCCTGCTTACGTGTCTGCCCATGTCCTCTGTATTTCTTGTAAATAACAAAGAATGTGTAAAAGTACATTGCAAGCATTAATATAAATATCCATCCCATTACATAACCGATATATTTCATAGCTGGCTCACTAATATAAAAAGTAATACTGAACAGATAACAAACAGAATGAACACCAGGCTATACAAGATAATGTGTTCAGGACTGTCACCTGATGACGTGTCAATATGTGCGTAATCTTTCATAGGTCACTCTCAATTCTAGAGATGCGATTGCAGGCCAGTGTTGCGGTACTGCTGCCCATCTTTACATTGCAGTAGCCAGCAGATTGAGCAGCTACAAGGTCTGCGTATTGCTCGTTCATGTTGACTGCGTAAAGTGCAGCGAATAGCGCAATAACACCTAGTACAGCTTCGAGTACAATTTTCATTATTCAGCTCTCATTTCTGCGCGTTTTTGTACGCCATCAAGCAGCATCTGAAAGTAGGATTTAGCGAATGCTTCAAATGAGCCAGTTTCATATTTAAGTGCCAGTGTTGCAGCTCGTAGTGTTTCTTGCATTTCATCTGCATCAACACAATCTTCATCCATAAGAATGTCAACAAGCATCACTGAATCATCAAGGTACTGATCTTTGAGTTCTTCAATATCACTGGTTAAGTCGCGTGTTTTACGGTCATATAGACGGTCATAAAACCCATCTGCAATTTGTGCTACCTGTTTAAGTGTCTGCATGGCTATATCCTTAAAAATTTACTGTACCGATTAAGAGGACTTACATTGCTGCATCTGCGCGCCTCTGTTGGAGATGTTTTCACATCAATCTTTGTCTAACTAATGTCGTACTAGGCTGCTTCCGCTTAACCGTTCCAATTTTCTTCATTACATTTTGTTTCGACTTGTTGCTATCTTAGCACACTAAGAATAAAAGGCAAGCATTATTTTAGTTTACTAAGAAAATATTTTAGTTATTGTTATTACAGGCGTAAAAAAACCAGCCGAAGCTGGTTATTTAAATATTAGTTAATGTTTGAATTAATAAGAACAGCGAGAGGTGCAGAATTGATACTGATAGCCTTTTGTTGTGCAATCGTTTACACAAGCATAGTCAATTTGCTTTATTGGCTGTATTTGTTGTGTTGGTTGATATATTTGCTGCTGGTCATTAAATGAGCACTTAGATGTGCAAAATTGATATTGATAACCTTTATTTGTGCAATCATTAACACAAGCATAATCTGTTTGAGCATAAGAAAAAATAGGCAATAACAAAATAACTAATAATAATTTTTTCATAATTAAAAATCCTCACTATTCCATACTTTAAGAACACGCCCGAATACTTCAAAATCCATATCTTTAGTAATAGTCCAGCTTTCATATTCTTTATTTGTGCTGATTGCCCTTATCCCATCTCCAGGTATTCTTTGCAATCTTTTAATAAAACCTTCGTTACCTACACGAAAGAAATATACACCATCAAAATCTAAACTCCTAACGCCAGTATCTATTAACAATGGGTCACCAGAGTTAAACATACCACGCATTGAATCACCAAACCCAGTTACAACGGCCAAATTTTCTTTTCCACTGTTAGCTGGTACGTTCTTATTAATCCATTCTGCATTTACTTTAAAACCTGTTATTTGTCCTGGCTGATCTCTTAGCAAAATACCTGTCCCCATAGCTCCACGCACATCTATGTATTCTCTTATTGTAAAGTCGTCAGAAGATTGAGCGTTATTGTTATTGGATTGAATTTCCTTTTTACCTAACCCTGTTGCTAACCAGTTAGGATTTACGCTTAAAATTTTAGATGCTTTTAATAAATTTTCCCCTTTCAGCGTGTGAGTTTCGCCATTAAACCAATGAGTAATTGCGCCAGAGCTTAAACCGCAACCTTTCCATAGATCAGTCTTGTTTAAATTAGCGTCTTGCATTGCCTCAAGTAGGCGTTCTTTTAGTGTAGTCATAAAGTAAATCATATATTCAATCAATCTTACCTTACTAAAATAGTGCTTGCATATTTCTCTTAGTGTGCTAAGATATACATATGGATCAATTAAACACAAAACAAGAAGAAGCAAATCGCATCATTGATGCGATGGGCGGAACTTCAAAAGTATCTAAATTATTCGGGTTAACCACTGGTGCTGTCAGTCAATGGCGTACTGAAGGAATACCTGATTCACGTTTATTTAGTATCAAGCTGATGCGAAAAGATTTGTTTAAAAAATAACAATATCCACAACATTATACCGTTGTGATTTTTTTACAACTTTATCAACTGGTTATTTAACGGGTTATTTGATTGGAGTTACTTATGAATAGGGAACTACGACTAATCGGATGTGTTGATAACGATATTTGTTTTGTGCAGGAAAACGCAATAGCACAGTGCAAAACGTATAGACAGGCAGTCCGTCTGTCATGGGATTTGCGTAAGAACAAAGGAATGACATTAAGAACACTGGCAGAGATCATAGGTGGTTATCCATCTCATATTTCTGACTATCTGGCTAAAGATGATAAGCCTACAAGACGCAATCTTAAAGCGGAATATTTGCATACATGGTCTTTAGCTGTAGGTAATTACTGTGTACAGCAATGGTTGGCCAAACAAGACCGGCTTACATATTTAGAAGAGATACAAGCGCAAAGGAATGCAGCATGAAGCCAATGACTAAAGCATTAAAACTAGCCAGAAAAATACCATCTGGCGCAAAGACTAAAGCTAAATGCAAAGCGGTTCATGCTTGGGTTAAAGCTATTAAGGAAATGCTGAATGGCTAATGTAATTGCTTTAACTGCTGAACAGCCATTAGCAGAATATAACGGTAAACCTGAAATTGATGACGGTCATACCAAGATAGCTAATGAATTGCTTGATGCAATCATCGGTCATGAATTTTCAAAACGTCAATTAAAGATTCTTTTATTCATTATGCGTAAAACTTATGGCTGGAATAAATCAGAAGATGATATTTCCCGCTCACAAATTACAGAGGCAACAGGTTTATTAAATCCTCATGTGACTACTTCATTACAAGAATTGCAAGCTGAAAATGTGATTATTATCACTCAAGGGAATCACGCAAAACGTTACAAAATTAACAAATATTATGACCAATGGCGTGTTACCAATTTGGTAACTATTACCAAAACAGTACCACTTACTGAAACGGTAACTATTACTGAAACGGTAACTGACCGTTACCAAAACGGTAATTTTTCGTTACCAAAACAGTACCCACAAAAGACAACTCCAAAAGACAATACAAAAGACAGTGAAAATGCTGACGCAAATTTTGACGCATTTTGGTCTGCTTACCCTAAAAAGGTAGATAAGAAAAAAGCTCTTTCTGCATGGAATAAAAGCAAGCCAAAAACCGAGGATGTTATGGCTGCGCTCGAATGGCAAAAAAAATCAAAATCATGGATTGAAGGGTTTATCCCAAATCCAACAACTTACATCAATGGTGAAAGGTGGAATGACGAGCCTGCATCATCAGATAAAAAACAATCATCAAAAATATCAAATGAATTCTTGAATGGAATGGAAGTGATATGAGCGTGCAAGTTTTATTAAACCGTTTGACGAAAGTTAAAAAGACAGGGGCTGATTCATGGAGGGCATGCTGTCCTTCTCATGGAAGCACAAAGCAAAGTCTGGCGATTCGTGATGATAACGGAAAGGTACTAATTCACTGCTTTGCAGAAGGTTGTGGAATTGATGCCGTACTCGGTGCTGTTGGATTAGATATGAACGATGTGATGCCTAAATTGCTAGGTGAGCATAAGCCAGTTAAAAAACCGTTCTATGCAGGGGATGTGCTTCAAATATCAGCAGATGAAACATTGATTGCTTACATGATTGTTAAAAAAATGCTGGATAAGACTGTAACTGTAAACGATATGCAAAGACTACTGAAATGTGCAAGCCGTTTGCGTCATGCATCAGAAGTAGCGAATAAGGGGATATAGCATGAATGAAAGATTAGAAGCGTTTGATGAAAGCGCAGAAAAAGCGCAAGTGGTAAACATCAGAGGTCATGAACAGCCACATCCTGATGACGCATATCTTGATGCTCTGATGATGACTAGCAAGGTTAATTTTGCTGACTATGCAGTTCATCGTGAAAGTGATAAAGATAACATCAAGGACACAAAATCCTACTTTGATGAATTGAAATTGCTGCTTGACCCTAATCAGCCTGTTGCAGGTTCAACACTACCCTGGACAAAGACACATGAAAATCTGAGATTCCGTGATGGCGAGGTCACTATGTGGCACGGGTACAGTGGTCATAAAAAATCTATGGTGCTTGGGTATGTATCGCTAGGTTTTATCCAGCAGAACGCTCCAGTATGCATTGCAAGTATGGAAATGAAGCCAGTTAAGACACTTGCTCGTATGTTGAAACAGGCAACAGGAACTACTAAGCCAACAGAGTATGCGCTTGAAAAGTTTATTGACTTTGCATCTAACAAATTATGGATGTATGACCGTCAAGGCACTATCACTCCTGAAACTCTATTTGGTGTCATTTATTACGCAGCAGACCAGCTTAAATGCAAGCATTTCATTATTGATAGCCTTATGCGTGTCGTACCTGATGAAGACGATTACAACGCACAAAAGAACTTTGTTATAAGGCTTTGTGACATTGCGCTTGAAACAGGTATTCACATTCACATGGTTCACCATAACCGCAAGGGTGATGAATCAAAAGCAGCAGGTTCACAAGGCGCAAAGGGAACTGGCGCAATCAAAGACAACGTACATAACGCAATCGAGGTATGGACTAAATACAAAGACCTGAAAGCGCGTGAGAAAGCAGAGGACTTTGAAACACCTGACACATACATCCTTTGCACAAAACAGCGCGAGGGTGAATGGGAAGGCGCAATCGGTCTTTACTTTGACGAATTAAGTCTGCAATTCAGAGGCGGCAAAGATGGAAGGGTGCGCTCATGGATACGCTAGACGAGGTACGCCAGCTATGGAAAGAGTTTTGGTTGAATAACTCATTCGGTGCTGGCATGGCAATTATTGAAAATGGTGAGGTAATTAAAAGCCATGGCAGAAATACCAACACAGATCACTTAAAAGAAATGCCAGACAGCATTGTATTTGCAAAGAAAGGTAAGTTGCATGGCTAAGTGTCCTACATGCGGCAGAGAAAAACCAAAGACTAATGAGCAGCGCAATAAATTCCATGCGATGTGCAGAGAGTTGGGAAAGTTTATTGGTGAAACGCCAGGAAAGATTAAAGCAGCAATCAAGGAAGAT